TTGAAGTGTCATTTTGTACCTCTATTAGTTTGTTAAGGTACCATTGAGCCTTTTTAAGATCTTCGATACCATTTTTATGTCTGTAGCGTGTTAGATATTTCATTATATTTCCTTCCAGATAATAATGAAAACCTTCAGCTGTGACGGATTCTATCATGTCTATAGTTTCTATAGAGCTTTTTGTATAATGTTCTGGGTGATTAACTAAATCTTTCATTTCTTCTTCTTTTAACCTCATCTTCATATATTCTATATGTCTCATCATATTGCATAACTCCTGTTACTATCTTCTGGTTCCACAATAAATAAACTGTCTTTGGCCCGTGTGACGGCAACATAGAACACCCTGTGTAAATCATCATTGCCTCCGCTCATAGCATTGTCAGCTGAGGTAGACAAATCTGTAAACACAACTACGTTTTCTGATTCTCCCCCTTTAGAACCGTGGATCGTGGACAATGTAATACGAGGCTCTGCATTAAATTTTTCTCCCCTTCTAAGCATAGCTGTAATATATGCCCTTGATTCTTCAGGTAGTCTATCAAGAGCGTCTCTCCAAATCAACTCTTCCCCTACCATAAGTCCCCATTCTTTTTGCAACTCAGCCATATTAAAGAGATTACTGTCATCAGCTCCACTCATTGTCTTGAAGCCTCGCTTGATACGCTTACCCGTTGACATAAAACTGTAAATATCTTTGACGGTTTCTAATGTAATGCTTTTGCCTTTTCTCATCTGTTCCCATCCATTCACGGCAGAAGATATTTTAGATGAAATAGATCGGTGTCCTTTATGTGTGAATAGATATCCAGAAGACCTAAGCATCACAACAACGGGACTTAGTATGTAACCAGCTTGAGCTAATATAAGCCATTGTCCTTCTGAAACATTTAGATCTTCTACCCGGCTTATGTATTGTACACTACCTTCTTCTTTTTTAGGGTTGTATTTTTTTGGATAACGATTACTTATTCTGGATACGATTGTCTCAGCGATACGATGTATACGCCGTGGGACGCGGTACGATTGCGATAAGGTCTCACTCGATCCATCTAGTGTAATAAAGTGCTCTACATCAGCTCCGGCCCATCTATAAATAGCTTGGTCATCGTCCCCAGCTGCATACATTTTCTTAGCATTCCTATCAAGTATGTGAGCTATATCCCATTGTAAGGGACTTAGGTCTTGAGCTTCATCAAGGAAAACCAGATCAAACTTGGGGCAAGCTATGTCGGATTCGTCAATAAAACATTGTAGCATGTCTGTAAAATCATAGAGCTCGTAATGTTTTTTATATTCTTTGTAACACTTGTCTACATAATTAACAGTGTTCCAATCAAACTCTATTGAAGATTTGTTGTATTGTTTTCTCAAAGATGTTTTACATAATCGAGCTAAATTTATCAGACTAAGAATAGGATGATCGGTTGCTTGTTTATCTACGATATCATCATTAAGAGATGTTTTTGAAACTAAAGGTATAGATATAATATCACTTAATTCCTTGTAATGTTCTTTACTCATAACTTGTTCGGACCTTATACCACTGGCATTCAAGGCCAAGCTGTGTAGGGTACGGAAATAAAACAAATCTTTTTCTGGATCAAGATGGAAACGAGCTGAAGCACGTTCCTTAGCTTCAGTAGCTGCTTTTTTTGTAAAAGCTAGAAAAGCTATACTGGTAGGAGGCACTCCACTTTCTAATGCTTTATCTAACATGTTAAGCAAAGTGGTAGTTTTACCTGTACCGGGAGGACCAAAAATTCTAAACATTAGTGAGGTGTTTCTGTTCCGACTGTTTCGTGCCAGTCAACTATGGGATAAACAAACATAGGAGTGCCATCTCCCAACCATGCTCCAACAACATTAAAGTCCATCCATTCGACAGCTTCATCGTAAGACCAGCCCTCTCGCTTCATAAATATCTCACAACACTTCTCATAATCGTAAACAAGAATGTCGTTTTGACCGCAACGTGATCCAACACCTATAATAGCTTCATCTAAGCCATCGGCTTTCAACATAGGAACGTCTTCGAGTATAGGTTTATCTGTCATTAGAATGGTGTCTCCTCTTTCTTGCCCATGGAGGGCGGGTTAAGTTCCATGTCTGCGTTTTCAAAAGCGGGTATTGCCCAACATCTTACGGACCTGTTTTGTATTCTTAAAACAGTGCTGGACCCGTTAATATCTCGCAAGCGTTGGGCAATCTTATGAGACTTATATTCAAAAAATTTATTCTTTTTAAGAAAATTTTCAAAGTCTCGTAATCTAAAGTATGTTAATTGATCTTCTTCATTTGTCCAAGGACGTCGTAAAAGTATTTCTTCTTTATCCTGAGCCTGTTGTAAATGTCTGCAAAACTCTTCTAAGTAATCATAGAACTGTCCTGAAGTACTAGCATCCTCAGCTACCTCGATAATAGCGGCTTCATTCTCTTTCATCTCATTTAAAAGTGAACTGATCCTAGACTCCCAAGCGGGCTTACCTAATGTGCGAGGCATGAAGTTAAGCTGTTCCATACAAGCCTTTTGAAACGTGGGCTGTGATAGAAGAGCATCTGTATCTAATTCAAGAGGCTCCGAGTTTACATCCATAAACCACACAGGAGGTGTTGAGTTGTATTTTCTAAGATTAGCTATGGTAGCACCTTGTACAGCTGACCCAACTCCGTGCTTTCTTGTTCGACACAACTCTTTATTACAATGTGCGTTTATAGGAGAATCATTACATTTATATGCATAGTCTTTTCTTTTGGCTTGTGAGGCTACAATGTTTACCTCCGACAAAGGTAATGGTGGATCAAAATACATCATATTGTATGTAAGTATTTCAGTTTCCCAGCTGTCTGGATACGCTTTACGAAGATATACAGCTATATTGAATAAACCATTGTTTCGCCCACCTTCGGATATTTTGCTTGCACAAAGAGTTTGGAGGCAAGGTGGGCCGTCTTTAATAGGTGTGTCTGTTTTGTCTTCTACCTGTAGAGCCATGACCTGTTCTAAAGTCTGCTTGTGAGCCTCGTACAGCGCTATAAATTCTTCTAGGGTCGCAGAGGTGCCGTCGTCCTTTATAGCGTACCGTAGGCCTCCCTCAGCGTCGTAATAAGGTAGGTTTAAAAAGTTACCTACATCTCCACGCTCTAGTTGTAATCTAATTTGTTTTGGAAAAATTTCACTTTGTCCGTATCCAAGAGCAGCGGAGACATGCTGAAGCGTCTGTTGCATCTCCTTAGCTTCAATCCATTCACTAGTGAACAGAAAACAATGAGCTCCACCACTCTTAGAACGACAAACCACAAGAGGCAGTTTCATCCGCCTAATCTTTTCAACTAAAGTCTTGTGATCTAGCGGGTATTGGTCAATGTCTATACACCCCCACTTGCAGTTATTTTCTGCGTTTATGGGTATGATACCTAGAGAATCACCTTTCCCGCTAAGATGACCCAGCCAATGGTCTTTAGTCCGTGGTTCGCGTATTAACGCTGCTCTTCCAGACTTCTTACCATTCGCTTGAGTCTTGTCTATCTTATACGTTCCAAAGGCTTCTTCTAGGCCATCAAAGATAGCACTAAAAGATTGCCACGCCATTAGAACGGTATGTCCTTGTCAGAAACGTCAACATCAGCTGGAGCAGACGAAGTCCCACCTTCCTGTTCATGCTTAACATTAACATCGCCTTTTTCGACAGATAAGGCAAACATCTTAGCTTCATCGTAATGAGCTCTTTCTGTTACCTGACCTTCCAACTTCATTTCCCAATTATACCAAGAGTATCCGCTTTTCTCCTCTAAATAAGTCCAAAGATGATAGACATGAGCGAATCTTGGTGGGCTGAAAACATGACCATCTGGACCCGTCATCTTTCTTCCCGAAATAATTGAGTTCCACTTCTTACTTTTCTTTAAAGAAGTAGACTTCATTGCAATCATACCAACGTCAGTAGATCCATCCTTATTCAATACAAGAACGAAATGCTGATGCGTATCTTCTATATATTGACCAGAGCCATCTGTAAGATATTCTTTGTTATCTTCCTTAGATCTTTCTGTTTTAGGACAATCTTCCTTGCTAGTATAGATAGCAATCGGAGCAGTATTATCATCACCTTGTGGAGACCACTGGATAAATCGTCTCTGATACGCACAAGGTATTACTTTAATACCTTCTTCCCCGTTGTAGATATTATTTGTTACTGTATTAATAATATCTCCTTCACTAGAGCCTTTGTGCAAAGCTCTAATCTGTTTAGTCAAGTTAGTTTTAAGAAATGGTATACTTAAACTGTCTTGATCAACTTCTTTATTACCAATGCCTGCATCTAATGCAAACATTGACATGTCTATGACATTAGCATCCTGAGCAACAACGTCAGAATTACCTTTTTTTGCTGGTGTATTAGCCATTTTATTTCCCCTTTACAATTTTAGCTTTTTTACCTATGAAGGCCCCAAATAGATCACTTGGAAACTCACAGCCAAACTCCGTCATCTCTTTGACCCACGACTTTAAACTCATTGGATGAACCGCTTCCTTCTTATCAACCTGAAATCCTCTATCAAGAGCAGACTGATAAAAATCTTTTGCTAAATTATCCTCGCCCATGCCAAAGTTAGCGGAGATAGTGTTTTTGACTAAGTCACCATAACCATTTTCCCTTAACCATTGATGTGCTTGAGGTCGGTCATCAGCTCGTATCGTACCACCATAAGTTGGTACAATCTTCACCTGTGAACCATCGCTTAAAGTAAAACTTTCCATATTGATTTCTTCCATTGCGGCAGGAAGATCTTGATCAGTAAGTTCTAAAAGTTTCTTTTTTGATTCTTTTAGTTCTTCTTCAAGATATCTAACTTTATCTTCCATTTGGATTATTTTACTAGCTAAGGCAGATACATTAGATAAGCGTCCTGTATCTGTGCTTTCTACACCAGTACGCTGTTTTGCAGCATCCTGTTGCATTTCTTTGAACAAACCGTCTTCCATAATTTTCCTTTCATGTTTGTTGTTTCGTGGTTAAAGACTTTTTTATAGTCTTGCATTAATATAATAAATCGCATATTGTAATATAGATGTCAAGCACGGAGATAAAAAAAATGTATAAATTTAAAACAAAGCCTTTTAAACATCAGGAGGATGTTCTTGAGAGTAGTTGGCAAAGGCCTTATTACGGCTTGTTTATGGAGATGGGTTT